GGACCCTGGGCCCTGGTGTTACCGTTGACGACCTGTATCCTCCCCATCCTTGGCGAGCTTCTGCCCCGAACCCACTGGGTTCTTGAAGTCGTCGATTACGGTCTGGAGCTTGTCCCTTTCGGGCATTTGGAAGGGGGTTGAGCAAGGCAAGACTTGAGCACCATGCCAGGTGAACTCCGAAGTCTTGATAAGCTTAACCTTGATTGTCGCGGCATGCCCAATGAGTGCTTTCAGTAGGCCCGATTCGCGACGGAGGGTCTTGTTCCCCATGAGGAACAGGGCGTAGGCTTCCACAGCCGGAACGTAGAGCAGGTATTCCAGTCCGCACAGGTAACCCCTGGTGCCGGACATGGCTTGCTGCTTCACCGAGATGAATTCCTCGGTCGTGATGTCATAGTACGATACGGGCGTGTCGGCCAAGATGGTGGCACGCGGCCGTGCCGAGAAGCAGATGCAGTCGAATTCCTTGGTAAGGTCAACAATCTTGTCGCTACTGTAGTAGAGACCCATGTGACCCAAGGGGAACTTGCCTTCCTTGACAACATTGGTCTCCGAGCCATAGACTCGGATTTGCGGAAGGAAATCGGATGTTCTGGTAAGGGCATCAAGTTCACCATCCATTGCGTCTGCGGGTGCTAGGCCAAGATCGGCCAATGGAACCAGAGGTGCAGGAGTGTCATCGGACATAGTCGTTTCTCGTTTCTCGTTTCGGTTTTCGGGGATATAAAACCGAGCCGGGGAAGGCATCGTCCCCGGCTCGGCACAGAAAGGCTGGGGTCAGACCCCAACGGCGACAAGGGATACGTTACGCTTCGACGGCTTCGTCGGCTTCCTTCTGAAGCTTGGCAGCCTTCTCAGCGGCTTCTTTCGCTCGCTTCTTCTTCCGTTCGACCTTGTTAGCTTCCCTGCGTCGTTCGTTCTCGGCCTTCCGCTCATCGTCTCGGGCTTTCTGGAACTCAACCCCGGTCGGGTCAAGGGTCAGAGCCCACTGGAGGGCGAGGGTGAACGCATCGACCAGAGTTTCGACGCCGGTTTGGGCGACGAGGACTTCGGCGGCGGTTTGCGAAACGACTTCGGTTTCGATGTCCTTACGACTCTTGAGCATCGGAACCGCGGCAAACTCGGCAGGACCAGCAGCCCGACCTTCACGCTTGGCGTCACGGATTTCCTTGGCACGGGCCGCGACCGTAGAGGCGAAGTTTGCGGGCGTCATACTGAGTGCCCGGTCGGCGAAATCGTTCTGCTCTTCCTCTGGTAACTTTGCCAAAGCATACGCATTGGACAAACCGATGTCGCCAGAGTCGACAAGCGATTGGATCTGATCGTTCAACTTGAGCAGACCCATACGCTCGCTGATCCATGCCGAAGTCTTGGCAAGCTTAGCAGCCAATTCCGACCGTGTCATCAGCGGATTCTCCTGCAAGACCTTGACGAGTGCCTTCGAGTATTCGATGGGCTTCGTCTCGATCTTGTGGACGTTGGCGATGATCTGGGCTTCGAGAATCTCGGCGTCGTCCAGGGTGATAACCTGGGCCGCGATCGTCACTTTGCCCGCGTCTTTGCTCGCGGTGTACCGCTGAAGACCATCGACCAACCCGTAGACAATCTCGCCGGATTCGGGATCTTTGATCTCACGGACGCTGATGGGATTCAGCACACCCTTGAGCTTGATAGAATCAACAAGACCGAGGTACTTCTCGGTCGTGCGGTCGCACGATCGCAGGGATTCGTCCGGTTCACGGATGTCTTCCAATTGAATGTGCAGCAGTTGACTTTCGGTCGCAGAACTCATGTTTGAAAACTCCTTGTGTTTTGTCAAGGTTACCAAGTTTGTAATTAACAAGGTCGTTTCGGTTTGGTAATCTTAACAGATGGTACAAAAGCTTAACAACTCAAACCTTGTCTAGCCGGGGGAAATCCCCTCTTCTACTATCTTATAGCACCATCCGGCCAGATTATCCACCCCCAAATTAGAATAATATGGGGCCTATAGTATAAGGACAAGGGGGCGTAGGCTGACTGACTAGACCGGATATTTCTTATTCCCCTATAGTATATTCACTTTTCAGAAGGTAGTTTGCCTATGGGAGATATGGATAAAAACAGTCTAGTCAGTCAGTCTTAGGACGGGATATTTTCGCCGAAAGGTGCTATAAGATAGTAGCGGGGGAAGGTCCCGCACGAAATAGGCATCTTTGCATTGCAACCGCTTTTTATTGTTAAGCTTAACAAGGCATCGGATTCATTGTTAAGCTTAACAACACTTTACAGGAGGCCATTATGATGGTACGCAGAAAGGACAGGTTTGTCAATGCTAACAAAACGTGACGCAATTGCGAACTTCCTCAAAGCATGTACCCACGCGGACCTCTCCGCACTCTATACGCATGACATGGAAGTGCAAGTCAATGTTGCACAGGACGACGGCGAACGGATCGATGGCGAGTACAAAGGGAAAATGTGGCATGGGTGGACCGATGGGATTTCTACCTGGAAGTCATTTCGTATTCCCTTCGCGGCTATGTCTAATCCGCACTATGAAGACTCTAAGATGGGCTTCGATCTAGCCAAACATGCCGAAGGTATTGGCATGACCGGTTGGGATTGGAAGTCTAAAGTCTCTCGATGGGTGGCCTATGACTTTGATGCACTGGTCGGCGACCAACACAAAGGAACAGGGCTTAGTCCTGAGGAGCTTAACAAGATTCAGGAGGCCGTAAGAGATGTCCCGTGGGTTACAGTCCGAAAGTCTACGTCGGGTAATGGACTCCATCTCTATGTCCACTTTGACCCGGTTATTGAAACCAGTAACCATAATGAGCACGCCGCCCTCTCGCGAGCAACGCTCGGGGTTCTGGCCGCGGTCACTGGTTTCGACTTTGAAAACAAAGTGGACATTTGTGGCGGAAACATGTGGGTATGGCACCGGAAGATGTCCGGCACTGTGGGACTCACCGTTACTAAGAAAGGAAGTCCTTTCTCTGACGTCCCGTCAAATTGGCGAGATCATGTTAGTGTTATCACTGGACGACAACGACGCCCTCTCCCACAGGAAATCGTCGAGAACCCCGGTGAGGTTTCCGACATTGATCGGCTCTTTGCTGAGCTTACCGGACAACACGTTAAGGAAACGCTCGATGATGACCATAAGAGACTTATTGATTTCCTCCGGGAACACGAGTGTATGTGGTGGTGGGACCAAGACGCCAACATGCTTGTTACCCATACCTTCCACCTGCGAGAAGCACACGAATCCCTAAAATTAAAGGGCACCTACAAGACGGCCTCCACCGGCCGCGAGCGTGGGCATGACCATAACTGCTTCTTATACCCGCTCCGTAAGGGTGGATGGGTTGTACGTAGATTCCAGCCCGGCGTGAATGAACACGAGAGTTGGGACCAAGACGGCTCAGGTTGGACACGCTGCTATTTGAATGTGGACCCAGACCTCCCTATAGCCGCACGTAGCCACGAAGGTATTGAACACCCAAGCGGTGGCTACGTCTTTACACACGCGGCAGACGGACAGAAGGCCGCTAAAGCCTTGGGTGCAAGTATGGAACTCCCAGACTTCATGCTTGGTAGGCGTACCAAACTCAAGCAACACAAGGATGGTCGGTTGATTGCTGAGATTGAAAAGCAACCAGAAGATTCCGTCGACAAGATGAAAGGTTGGCTGCCTGAAGCTAAGACCTGGAAGCGAATCTTTGGTGTGAATTCCTCAGACATTCGGGACGAGGAAGTCGGGGACTTTGACGACCTGGTTCGCCACATCGTTAACGAGCGAAGCGAAGATGCGGGCTGGGCAATAAAAGCTGCTAACAAGTGGACACAGGAACCACTAACCCATGTCAAACTCGTCCTCAAAGGTATGGGTTTGAATGATCGGGATTGCAATAGTGTCCTCGGTGGTAACATTACCAAGAGATGGACAATTGTTAATAAGCCGTTCCAACCTGAGTATCCTGGCGATCGTCAATGGAACCGTGATTCCTGTCAACTTCGGTACCACCCAAACAAAGGTGAGAACCGAGCATACCCCACATGGACAAAGATGCTTCGTCATGTGGGTGCCGACCTGGACACATACATCGAAGACCACCCCTGGTGTCGTGAGAATGGTATTTCCCGGAAGAGCCGCTTCCCTACTTATTCATGTACGGACCAGAGGCAAGCGGTAAATCCATGTTTCACGAAGCTCTCTGTTTGCTAGTGAGCACTAGCGGGTATCAGATTGCAGGCCAAGCTCTCCTTTCGCAGCAGGGCTTTAACAATGAGTTGAAGAACGCGGTTCTTTGTGTTGTTGAGGAAACCGACCTTGCGGCGAAGTCCAAGACTGCTTATAATCGAATCAAGGATTGGGTAACCTCACCATTGATTTCGATCCACCCGAAGGGCGGTACTCCGTTCCTCTCGGTCAATACTACCCACTGGATTCATTGTACAAACAACCGTGAGTATTGTCCCATCTTTCCTGGTGACACACGCATCACGGTTGTGTACGTTGATGAAATCCCGAAGGATGCTTGGGAAGGGAAAACTTCTCTCATTCGTAAGTTCATTAAGGAAGCTCCAGATTTTCTCGGTGAAATTATGTCGCTGGAAATTCCCATAAGTCCTGATAGGCTTAACATACCTACCATCCAGACAGGGGATAAGACTTCGGCACAACAACAGAACATGAGTTCGCTTGACTCCTTTATTAGTGAACAATGTTTCCATGTTCCTGGTGAGTTAATCAAGTTCTCTGAATTTCATGCCACCTTTATCAAATGGCTCGATCCATCTGAGTCAATGGCATGGACCAAAGTAGCGACCGGCAAGGCACTGCCACGGCAGTTCTGCAAGGGTCGCAGCAAGTCCGATGGTCAATTTTATATCGGCAATATCGCATGGGAGCACAGCGAAGGCGACCGTGCGGTCGAGTGGTTCGTTAATACTGAAAACAGACTCGTACAGAAAGGCAATGGTCACATATGAATTGGAACGAAGGACTAAAAGCTTGGGTGGACAATGGAACTGTCTACTACGCAAACGGCCACACAGGCATTATGGTCGGTCATCCGCCCCTCAAGGAACCAGAGCCATCGACCATGGAGGAATTACAGGCAGCCGTCGGTGAGCAGCTTGATAACCTTGCCAAAGATCCCAACAAAACGAATCCGTGCGGGGAGGTAAGACTCAATTGGCCCCTACCGGACGGCGATACGGCTATGCGGCACAACAGTGGTAAGCCGTCGATGCACTACATACTGTTCTTTCCGCGTGTCACGGAATTGCTCGCCCGGATATTCGAGGGCGGCGAGCATAAGTATGACTACGGCAATTGGCGGAAGGGTGGACGGCCTGACAAGGAGTACATGGACTGTCACATGCGTCATCTTTTCAAGCTCGACGGGGAAGGTGAGATGTTTGATGCGGACTTCTGTACGCACCACATTGGCCACGCTATCTGGAACCTTATGGTTCGATTCGAGCTTGGCGACGACCCCATCGTATCGAGCGTGGAAGACTTCCGTGCTGCTATGCTTAACATGGACAAGATAAAGAAAGCGAGACAAGAAAATGGTTCAACGTCCTGAACTCAAGCGATTTGCCGACTATATGGAAGGTATCCTGAAAGCCAACGACCACAAGGGAGGGTGGGATCAGGAAGACAACGACTACCTCCTTAATTACCTCATGGGCGAAGTGGAAGAACTTCGGCAAGCCGTCGAGATTGGTGATGAGGGTAGGATTCGCAAGGAATGTTCCGATGTGGCTAACCTTGCCATGATGCTCTTTAACAACAACGAGGATTTGTGATGCCGAAGACCAGTATGCTCCACCTGAACGGTAACCAGCTTTGCGTTATCGACTGTGAAACCACGGGGACCGACCATGAGGTTCACGAGATCACAGAAGTTTGTCTCCTCCCACTGGACTCCAGGTTGGAGATTCGGAAGGATGTACCCATGTTCAATATCTTTATGAAAATTGAGCGGGAAGAGGACATCGACTGGGAGGCACTTCGTGTCACTAAGACCGACTTCTTCCAGCACCAACAAACGGCCCTTGATAAGGACGTCGGTGCCGACCTCTTTGACCAGTGGGTTGAGAAACTGAAGCTGCCGCATGGTAAGCGTATCAGTCCGCTCGCCCACAACTGGCAGTTCGATGCCGGGTTCATTCGTGAGTGGCTCGGGAAGGGCACGTATAACGACATCTTCGATGGTCGGTCGCGTGACACTCTGTCCACTTCGTTATTCCTGAATGACGTGGCCGACCGGAAAGCTGAGCAAGTTCCCTTTGCTAAGAATAACATGCCTTGGCTTGCCAAGCAACTTGACATCCCACACGAAGCCCATGGGGCTCTCTCGGACTGTGTCGTTACGGCCGAGGTCTACAAACGCTTTGTTACGGGGATGTATTGATGAGACTTATAGTCAAAAAGAACGACGTGGTTATCCCATCGGTTACGCGTAGTTACCATGGTCATCTTATCACGCACTTCATCAATGAGGTTACCTTCACCGATCACGACGCCATGACGATTGACATACTTGGCGGGGACGACGAAGAGGCATTCGATGTGCTTCTTCCATAGCCCACCGATCCGGAGTCCGTGGTTTGGCGGACGCCCACATCTTAGTGAAACCACATTCTACAGTCAACAGATGGGAATACCATATGCTCCGGAGGACGTTTGCGACGACAGTGTTCAGTCTATTCA